ACGGTGGAATTGTGTTATTATGTTCTCAAACCGGGTGGAAAAATGGCCTATATATTGTCGGGGTATGGTTCCGAGAACACGAAAGGGGAATATGATTTGTTGGGGGATATGAATAAAATCGCAAAGGGTGTGTTTGAAGCAAAACGCCTCCAGGTTCTCCCCATGTATAATAAAAATGTGCATGTGACGACCCATCGCGAAACCGCGGAGAAGATAGTAATATTCAAGAAGTGATATAAATGCTTACGAAGTAATATAAAGGTTTGTGAAGTGATATAGATGTTTGTTTATGAATACTAGTATTATGCATCTCAGCAAACTCTTTCTCAAATATATGGCATGGGATTCTTTCCCTTTTCGAAAAAGCCCGGTGATACATTTAGGCCGGTGGTCGGTTGACCATGGAAACAAAACCATCAAGAACCGGGTTGATTTAGCAAACGAAGACCACTGTGGTCCATGCGGGCAATATAGATTGACGAAAACAGACTCTTTGTACAAGGAGAAATCCCGATAAATCAATATGATGATGTCTAGACAAACAGCATCATATGAATACGATTACTTGCAGCCCTCCATATGTTGTATCATTTCGGCGGGATAATCCATATCTTTCAAAATTTTAATGGCGCCTTGTATCTCCGAAATGCCGGGTTCTAATGCATATGTGAATTTGAATTCGCCATTGGCTAAATCTTTTACACCCATCTTGTAATTGGCGATTTTCTTTGATTTCTTGAATTTCTTGCATACATACACATAATGGGTTGTGAGCATGAAATCGACGTGACGATAGGTGGATAAATATTTCAAGAATGCATACGCTGATTTGCCGGCTTCCGTCGGATTCGTACCCGAATACAATTCGTCGAAAATACAGAAATGACGCGATTTGTCGGCGGGGTTCTCTTGTACAATCGTAATGATTTCTTTGCATCGGCGCGATTCTGCCTGGAATAGACTATCGCGACCCGATGTATCGGGAATATTCAAATAAGAATGAATATGCGTATAAGGCCGAATAACCGAGGATGTATAAAATCCGCAACCGACTTGTTGACTCACAATAATATTGATGGTGGTGGTCTTTAAAAGGGTCGTCTTGCCCGCTGCATTCGGCGCACTAACAATCATGTTCTTGTCGAATTTGCAAGTGTTTTTCACAACGACGGATTCATGCGCTAAAGCAGGATAATATTGTTCCACCAGTTTGGTTTTTTTCGTAGTCGAGAACCCCGCATAATTGACCAGGCCTTCACACACATTCTCATGGATTCCGCGCAAATTATCAATGTATCCTTCAAATCCGAAGGAATATCGCAAACTCGTGTCATAGTGTGGATTTTTATGGAAACGGTAGAAACATTTCATCATATATCCGATTTCGGTGATTTTGCCTACATGATTCCCGAAAGGTTGGATGGTGGCCAGTTCTTCGGCGAACGTGCGGAGAACATTGACATGAGTGGTCGTAGTTTTACAGAATGTTTCGTAGGTGGCTTTGCTATGATGCATGGTGGCAAAGGTTTCCATTTTATGGATCGAAGCGTCAATATAATTTCGTAAATCATGCAAGCATGTATTCACGTGTTTGACATTGCGGTAAAAACGCATGCACGCATTAATGTTTTGATACATTTGCAATCCGTAAAAAGCGACAATCATGAGCAAATAGGCGACCTTGTCGATACTTATCCCGTCTTGCATACTCATGAGTGCTTTGCCGATAAAATGGTTGCGTGCAATCATTTTCAGCATCTGGACATACGATCCAAAGGTAATAGGGACGCGATTGAACTTTAGCAATAAAAAGGGAATCAGCAAAAACAAAAAGGGCAAAAACAGCGAAAAGAGGGGTGACAATATATGAATCATCGACAAGCCTTGCAAGAAGCTGGACGAGTGGTTCAAGTATTCTAAGATTTGCCAGTCAATATAGGAATATCTTTCCATGAAGGAATCGTCGTATTTCGCTGCATCCCATGCGTCCATGACACATTTGTAATTGTCTGTGTCCATGATACATCCTTTGTGTGTTTCGATTTGACTATGGTAGGTGGTCATGTCGGTCAATACTTTTTGCGTGTCTTCTAAATAAGGAATGTGGCTTGTAAAAGTGCGGTTCCATTCGGGAATCATCTGTTTCGCAAATGGATGTCGTGGTTTGAATAATGTGTCATAGGTGGAAATTGCTTCGCTTTGCGATGTGACGAGTTCTAAATCTTCGGAAACGATTTGTGAAAGGGGATGTTTGTGGGATGCGTCTAAATATTCAATGGGCAAGAGAAAAGGCTCATGTAATGTTTGGGGGGATTTTTTATGGTGGGTCTCGGATGGATTTATATGAGACTGGAGTTTTTCGAGAATATGTTGCATATTTGTATTGTGTGCTTAAAATTTGTTGTTGCGATGGACGCAATAACAAATAAGGTTTAGGCCTGAATGATTTAGGCCTTCAAGAAATGACGGTTGATGTATTTTTGTATGGTGAAATGTGTAATTGTAACATTTTGTGCTTCGGGACCTAACAAAGCAGCTAAAGCGGCGTCTGGCACAATGACAGATTTCTTTTCGGGATTTTTCAATCCCTTGTCGTCAATGTATTTCATCAAGAATTTAGTGACATCGGTACGAGCAACGGTTGCGTCGGCAGCAATTCCCATAAAAGCACATAATTCGGGAGTGACTTTTACGGGAAGGGCAAATCCACTAGGCTTGCGGGTTTTTTTAGGTTTTTGTGATTTTTTGACAATTTTAGAAATGACTTGCTCGACCGATTTTTCGAGTTGCTTGAATTCATTAGATAATTCATCAGCTTCGCGTTTATTGGCGGATATTTTGTCTTTGATAGTTGATAATTTGCTATTTAGTTTCTCAATCACCTTCGCAATATAAGAAGGATACGATGTTTCTGCGACTGGTTCGTTTTCGGAGGGAATGCGGACAATATCACTCATGCTTGTGTTATATACTAATTATGGTGGCAGTGTTTATATTGTTTTGGACAACAATATAATCATATGGAGAGACAATCGGAGCGCGGCAATAGTAAAACATGGAGGGCATCAAATGTAATGTATATCACATAGATGCACATAATATAATAAGCAAACTCTCGTATGCGAATAAAGTGTAAAAAAATACTGGGGTTTTTTTTCATGTCGTGTAAGCATATTGGACAAACCCTATGATACGAGATCCAGTCGGTCATACATGATGTATGTATGAAAATATTACATTCACAATCTTGTTTCCAGTAATAATAATCAATCGATGCGGGGATACATATGGTTTGTGACAATATACAAGGTTCGTCTGTATTATCTAAACAAATAATACATGCGTGTGTCGAGTCATTTTTTTCTATTTTTTGTATTAGGTTTTTCGTTTTTCTATGTTTTCGTTTTTTTGACATGTATATATATTGGATGACTATTTTTAACCGCGCAAAGGTTTCGCAGCTGGCTTTCTAGGACGTGATTTAGGCTTGACGGGAGTAAAATCGGCAGGTGGTTCTTCGGATGGCGAAGGTGGTCTATTTCCGACTGGTTTGAAAGACGCCGCTGCTAATCGGCGAGTTTCACATAAAATAGGACCGCCCTTAATACCGCTAATATCAACGGCTAAATATTCATATTTGTCACTATTGGATTTGGTCAATAAAAACTCCACATATTCACCTTGAGTTAAAAAACAATATTGCTTGTCTTCATTGCGAATGGCAGAGTAGTGGGAAAATATATCCTTGTTGGCATATTCGCCGTCACATACCGTAACAAAACCATAACCGGCTTTGTTGTTAAACCATTTGACTCTACCAATAAGACGTTCAGAAGAAATAGGAGTGGCTGGTGTTTCAGTGCTCATTGTAGTATTACAATAATAGACTTTATCGACGTTTGGTTTTATATCATTTTGTATATTTATTATTTTCGTAAGGAAATATATATGATGATGAAATTTAGAAAGATTCCTACTCTGGTATTGTTATTTAGTGTTATAGTGATTAGTTTATTATTTTCTGCGCTATGTACCACAAAAGAAGGAGTGGAAATGAAAAATCCGACCGCGGTGGACATACAAACCATACAAGATATTTTAGATGATAATGCAGAGGATGATGCTGTGTCAAAAAATATTCAAAAAATGAAGGTATCTAAGACGATGAAAAAAATAATAGCCATACGCCCGTTTGCTATGAAATATACCGCCCTAAATGATATTTATACAAGCAATGCAAAACTATATTTAGATGCATTGGCCACTGAAATTAAAACCACGCCTCAAACCAAATCGGATGGTAGTTTAGTCGATGAAAATGCCATGTCATCCGAAAATCGTGACAAAGCAAAGGCCATATTATTATCTAGCGATTATTCGAACGCTGAAAAAATCGAAAAAATCGCAACTTTAATTGGAAAAGATTCAAATATAAAGAGTATTGTAGAAAACCACGAGAGTTCGTGGATTCAAATGATTCAAAACTATATTGTCAGTCTCAACGCAACGACTTCAGACAATGCGGCGATTGCTAAGAAGACGGGGGCTTACTAAACCTTTTTACATGTATCAGTGTGATATATGAGTAGGTGTAAATATTTGACTCAGTAAATCGCAGTCCAGTTTTTTAGCATGGTAGCAATATTCTAAATACAAATGTATATTTTCGCGGGATTTGCAATATGCGCCGAGCCTGTCCCATTGTTTCAGAGATTTCCGTCGTTGATTTTCCGGGTGCAATATATCGGTGGATTGTTCGGAAGACGATGTATCACTCCACGGCAACGTGCCATTTACAAAATACAAATAGCAATATCCCAGTGAAATGAAATCGTCGCGTTTTTCATAATCGAATCCCTCATGTACAAAATAACTCGCATATTTAGGAGAACCGACTAGATGCCGGGCTGATTCTGTGGATTGATTCTCACATACGCTCGCCATACCAAAATCAATCAGATATAATTGATTGTGGTGCAGCATAAAATTCGCCGGTTTAATGTCGCGATGCACAATTTTATGAATATGGATTTCTCCTAAAATTTGTATAGCACGTGCCATAATAACGTTGATTTGTTCCACAGTACGCGGCGTTTTCATATAATCTTCGAGCGATTGCGTGTAATAGTCCATGATTAAACAATGATTTTGCGAAACGACACCATAATACAAGACGGACGGAATCGCCCGGCATCCGCAATGATACAAATAATTCAGCACCGTCGTTTCGTGTTTCAAGGTATTATAACTATGATGCGTGGATTCCAGCTTAATCGCCACGTCTTGATGATTATGAATATGCTCGCCTTTATAGACCGTCCCGAATTTGCCATGGCCGATTTTTTCTAATATATTATATTTGTGGGCAATCATCTAAGGGTAAAAAATATCATGTATCTATATACATTTATGAATATACATACTATTACACAAAAGACCGAGATGACGATGGAACATATTACGCCCATTTTTATGTGGTCATTGTTTGGAATACATGCATTGTTGGTGGCTATTTTCGTAGGAGCCATTTACATCAATCCGGCATACATTGACAATGCAAGTATGGTGATTCGTATTTTCGTCTGTTTGTTTTTGTTGATTCGGTTTCATCCCTTTCGCAAACACGAATTGCGAAAATACGACGGGCAAATCATATTCACCGCGGCCATGTTTTTATTGACGAATGAGGGGCTTACACAATATGTGTTGTCGAAATTCGACAAACCGGATATTTCACTTCATATGTGAAAAAGAACTTAGAATCATTATCGAATGTAATACAAAGAGAACGATGTTGTCACTGTATCGTCGCGCATTCAATGTGGTCAAAAGCATCATTCCTAAAATCTCTGAAACCGAAATCATAGCACTCAAATCGGGCGGGGTATCTATTGACCGGGAATTGTTCAGCGGTAAAGTCGATTATGCAAAATTATACAAACCTCTATTACACCCACCCAAAGACCCAGTGGAAGACAAAATCAACGATTTATTGAAAACCACCGGCACCGAAAACATATATCCAAATGAAAATATTCGTGCCACCATGAAACGTCTTGGTGAATTGGGATTGTTATCTATGATTATAGACAAAAAATACAATGGAAATCGACTACCGATAACCACACAATCCCGCATTCTCTCTAAAATTGCGTCGTATAATCCGTCACTGGCGGTAACAGTCATGGTTCCGAATTCATTGGGTCCAGCGGAACTACTACAACATTATGGAACTGAAAAACAAAAGGACTATTTTTTGCCGAAATTGGCAGACGGCTCAATGATACCCTGTTTTGGGCTAACCGGTCCGAATAATGGGAGTGATGCTGTGGGTCAAATTGACAAGGGTGTGGTGAAGTTGATTGACGGAAAAATAAAAATCGAAATCACACTCAACAAGCGATATATTACATTAGCGCCCATATCGAATCTCATCGGCATCGCATTTCAAGTCGAAGACCCCGACCAATTGCTGGCAAACAAAAAAAGCGGTATTTCTGTGGCGCTGGTTGAAAGTTCGCAGCCTGGATTGTTGCAACTGACGTGTCATAATCCAAACAATGCCGGATTTCCAAATGGAACGATCAAGGGAACTATATGTATTGATGGTGACCAGATCATTGGCGGAGAAGACAACATCGGGGAAGGCTGGAAAATGTTGATGGAGTGTTTAGCCGTAGGTCGCGGAGTCAGCTTACCGGCAACTGCAAACGGTTCGTCGAAATACATCACCCATGCAATTATGAATTATATCAATATACGCAAGCAATTCAATATGAATATAGGCAATATGGAAGCGGTGCGGGAAAAATTCATCGCTATGTATTTGAACACCTGGATCATACATAGTTCCGTCAGTTTCACAAACCATATTTTAGATAGTGGTTCGACCCCTTCGGTGATTACCGCCATCATGAAGCAACAAACCACCGAGCGCGCTCGAACTGTATTGAATCACGGTATGGACATTTATTCGGGAAGTGGTATTTGTACCGGTAAAAACAATTTCTTTACGGCTTTTTACAATTCTTCGCCGGTGGGCATTACCGTAGAAGGCTCAAATACATTGACGCGAGGACTGATTATTTTTGGTCAAGGCCTGAATAAAAGTCATCCCTATATCTTTCCGATTTTCGAAAGTATTCAAGAAAACAATCTACCGAATTTCAAAACGAATTTCAACAAACTTGTTTCCAGCATATTTGTGAATTATTGCTCGGTGCTTTCGAAGGGGCTTATGTATGATTCATCTGTTCAACAACGACTTGACATGGCCACCTTGAAATTCAGTATATTGACAAATTTTGTCGCTCTGCTCGGTGGTAAAATAAAATCGAAACAAATGATATCGGGGAATATGGCGGACATAGTATCAAATTTATATTTGGCGTATAGTGTATTGTGGTATGACAAACATTTTCAACATGTCAATGAAACAAATGCATTGTTACGCGACGAGTGTATTCATTCTTTGATGAATGAATTGGATAGTAAAATGAATCTAGTCATCGCCAATTATCCATTTCCGCTCATGAAACCCTTGTTGTATCCAATGACCAATCGACTACATTATGAGAATCTGGAGACGAAAAACAAATTATACAAATTGATTCTAGCGAATGACGAGTTGCATACTATTTTCAAAAATGACATATATTATCGTGGAACGGTGTTAGAAAAAATGGAAGAGTTATTGAAAATGAAAGCAAATACAGATGAATACAACAAGCTATATCAAGATATCATCAGCGTCGGCGAATACCCATTACGCCCTTGAAGATGTAGAAATGGGACAAAGCTAGGGAACATGTTTCAATTCTTCAACTGCTATCATTTCACATTTGTTTGAACATACATATATTCGTTTCATAATATATACAATATTCTCGGTCGGTTTATCATGTAGATATGCATCACATATATAACACTTTACATGCAACGAACGAATCACTTGAAACACAGATTCCATCTTGCGTGTATGTTCAAGATTACACCGATAAAGATGCGACATTGAACAATTCAATTCATCTATAGGTAACGTTATACGCCCATCGCATGTCCATTCCTTCCTGTTGCCTTGTATTTCTTTTGGTATGATGATTGTAGATGATGTGTTTTCCATGTTTGCTTCCATTGATTTATATTCATATAAAATCAATTTTTATTGCACGAGTTGCCTTGAAATGGAGAATGACATAAAAAATTGAATAATCGGGTCTCATCAATCATAATCGCAACTACACAAATGGGAAGCGGAACCTCTATTATTTCAAAATATCGCGCGGACCAAGACGCCGGCTTTGCGCTAAATGCATGTAATGATATTGCCAACAATTTCATTACAAATCCATCCAGTTTTCGAGTCATACATGACCCTGCGAAACACATCAAACTGTATAATTGTTATTTAGTGCATCGCAAATCGCTCGGTCTCTATTATATTTGCCGGACATTGCACAAAAATGACTTTGAAGTGTTGTTGTGCGAATACGGAACCATATGCAATAAACAAATCATATTACACGAACAAAAAACCTTTATGAATTACAACCATGTGGAGCATCCGAATCAAATTGCATTCGGACAAAAATACGAACATATTGATATTTATGAGTCTGATGTGAATTATCAGAAAATATATGCAGTGAATCTCACATATGACGAAAA